TATCCGGATGACGGCTAATCAGGCGTATCAGCAGTTAGCAAAGCTGGGTGTTGTTGAACATCGTGAGCGTTACAGTCGCTCCGCGATTAACGGCATTAAAAAATTCTGGTCGCTGACGGCGAAAGGCTGCATGTTCGGCAAAAACATCACCAGCCCGGCAAACCCTCGCGAGACGCAACCGCATTTCTTCGAATCCAAATTCCCTGAGCTGCTGAAGCTGCTCGATACCGTTCATTGAGGTGATCGTGAGAGCGTTACTGACCCCTGAAATTGCTCCTCGTATGGGCGTTGTATTGTTCAGGCCGGGAGCGGAACTGATGCCCCTGTTTATGCAGGGGCGTGTTCTGCTTGAACCAGAGCCGGAACAATATTCATCTTTCGCCTGCGGCGCGGTCCCGGCGGTATCACAGCCGCTGGCGGATGATCCTGCTGTTCGTGATGTGTTCCGTAATGAGTCGGTTATCTATCGTGCTGGTGGTCTCGATAGTCTGGAAAGCTGGCTACTCCGGGGGAATGGCTGTCAGTGGCCGCATTCAGACTGGCACAGCGAACAGATGACAACCATGCGCCACGCCCCGGGGGCAATCCGACTGTGCTGGCACTGCGATAACCTGCTGCGCGAACAGTTTACGGAACGGCTGAAATCAATAGCTGTGGAGAACACGACAAAATGGGTTTTATCGGTTGTTTGTCGTGATCTGGGTTTTGACGATATGCACGCAGTTACTCTCCCGGAACTGTGCTGGTGGATGGTACGCAATGACCTGGCAGAAGTCTTACCGGAGAGCGCTGCGAGAAAAGCATTAAGAATGCCGAAGGCAATTGTCCAGTCAGCTACCCGTGAAAGTGAAATTGTTCCCTCGGTGCCGGCCACCAGCATTGTACAGGATAAGGCGAAAAAGGTACTGGCGCTCAGGGTTGATCCGGAATCGCCGGAAAGCTTCATGTTACGTCCGAAACGCCGTCGATGGGTCAATGAGAGATATACCCGCTGGGTTAAATCCCAGCCGTGCGCCTGCTGCGGGAAGCAGGCGGATGATCCGCACCACCTGATAGGCCACGGTCAGGGAGGGATGGGAACAAAGGCGCATGACCTCTTTGTGCTGCCGTTGTGCAGAACGCATCACAATGAGTTACATGCGGACACCGTGGCATTCGAAGAGAAATACGGCTCTCAACTGGAGTTGATATTTCGTTTTATCGATCGCGCACTGGCGATTGGTGTACTGAGTTAAGGGGTAAGGAATGACACCACGTCAACGCCGTCAACATCGTAACGCAATAGAAAAAGCCGCTGCCGCGCCGCGCAAGAGCTGGCTGGGAAAATTCAGGCCGCTTACGTCAGTCCAGAGTGCGTGGGTTAAATCATTACTGTCTGTCTGGGGGGAATGTTACGGAGGGAGAACGTCAGAAGAGGCCATGCTTGATTGCTGTGGGTTCTGGAGTTGCCTGCAGGATGAAGAATGGACGGATAATGAAGCAAAACGCATCACGGAAACAATCAAGGGGCTGAGAAAGATCGGATATAAAGGCGAAGCGCTTTTGTCTATGGCCCGCCAGATATTGTGGCCGAAGCAGTCTATAGCCGATCTGCTGAATAAAGAAATGCGCATCGAAGAAAGCGACTTTGTTGAAAGGTGCATCCTTTCGGCGCTGAGTAAAGACGATCCGGTATTTGTCGTCGGTATTGATTTTTATGCGCGTCGTAAGCGAGTGAGTGACATCGGACGATATCTTCAGGAGATAGCGCCGTGGTTGACCAGAAAACAAGCCGAAGACCGTGTGCGATGGTGTGTGAATCACTTTAATTGTGCTGTATTTCTCGCATTCAGGGATGCAATGAGAAAGCAAAATGAAAAAATATCTTGAAAACAGGTAAAAAAAGTCTATGATTCAGCCATGCTTGGCAAAGCTGCGCCGCGATGGCAGCGACGAAAAGCAAGTCAATTAAAATTACGAAACCTCGCCTTTGCGGGGTTTTTGCGTTTCTGGGAGCCTGTAATGCAAGATGGTAAACAGCAGCCTTATTTTTTTAACCCTGGCATGACGCCCGAACAACTTGAAGACTGGTTAGGGCAGCAAAAACTTCACCTGACCTACTATAATCAACTGGTAAATGAAAAAGCCGCCCTTGAGGAACGGCTAAATGAGATTTCAGCAGAAATTGAACGAATGTCTGCTGGTGGTTTTAAAGGAAAACTGAGTTTTCTCTGGGATCCCAGTCCGCTTCCGAGAAATCGTCAACAGAATAATGATTGACTGGCAGTTTCAGCGAGCGGAGAAATTGCGCAGCTTCTGCTGGCATGTAATCAGGTTTTAGCCTGTCTGAAATAATAAACAGACTGTCATTAAGAGATAATCCTCTGATATCCTCCAATTTCCACTTTGTGATTTGAAAAATAAGGTGGTGAAGTGCCTTTTCGTTGTCCAGCAGGTAATAATCTGATGAGCAGCATCTTCTGTATTCAGCGAGGACGCATTCAAGGGTGAATATCTGTCCGATTCGATACCATACCTGGCTGGCGCGGTAGTTATTGGTTCCTGCCAGTGAATAAGTTGGGAAATCATTGTTCTGGCAAACTCTGATCTTGATGATTTGGAAAAGGTCTGAGTAATTACTCATTTTTACCCCGTTTAACGTTGTGTTTTTGGCGAATCAACAATATCAAACCGGGGAAAACGCCGCCACCGCGCGGCAACCATTCACAGGCTGCTGTTTGGCGGCCTTTTCTTTTTCCACTCACCCGATACCCGGGTAAACAGTCTCCCGGACAGGGGGAGGTCATGAAAATGCACTTTGATCCCCATTCGTGGGACAGTTGGATCGAACTTTTTCAAAGCTGGTGGCGGGGAGACGTACCCATTGGCGGCGTTGTTATGGCAATCGTTGTTGCGTTTTTCCGCATGGTCTATAACGGCAGCAGCTGGAAAGAAACGCTGTTTGAAGGGTTGCTGTGTGGTTCCCTGACCCTGACGGCGGTTTCTGCGCTGGATTATTTTGATGTGCCGAAAAGTCTGACAATAGCCATTGGCGGCACTATCGGATTTATCGGCGTGAAGAAAATCAGCACCATCATTTCAACGTATTTCAGTAACCGCTTTGGCGGTGGTAACCCCCCACAGGTTTAATCATGAATGAATCCCAATTTCAGCAGGCGGCTGGTATTAGCGCCGGGCTTTCTGCGCGCTGGTATCCGCATATTACGGCGGCAATGAGCGAATTCGGTATTACTGCACCACTGGATCAGGCCATGTTCATTGCACAAGTTGGGCATGAATCTGCTGGTTTTACCTCGCTGGTCGAGAGCTTCAACTACTCGGTAGATGGGCTGATGAAAACCTTTGGTAAACGCCTGACGCCGTATCAGTGTGAAATGCTGGGGCGTGTCGATGGTAAGCAGGTGGCCCACCAGCCGCAAATAGCCAATCTAGTTTACGGTGGCCGCATGGGTAACAAAGACGCCGGAGATGGCTGGAAGTATCGCGGGCGTGGGCTTATCCAGATTACCGGGCTGGAGAATTACACCAGATGCGGCGTTGCCCTGAAACTGGATCTGGTGGCGAATCCGGGACAGCTTGAACTGGATCGTCATGCCGCCCGTTCCGCAGCGTGGTTTTTTGTGACTAGAGGGTGTCTGAAATACTCCGGCGACCTGGTGCGCGTTACGCAGATCATTAACGGAGGGCAGAACGGCATCGGTGACAGGCGAGAGCGCTTTGAAAAAGCAAAATCGGTGCTGGTATGAATCTGTTACCTGTATTGCTGAAAAAATACTGGTTGCAACTCTCAGTGACTTTGCTGATTGCTGTACTTGCATGGACAACAGACCATTACCGCGACAACGCCATTCAGTATAAATCGCAGCGTGATACCGCCAGTCATAGTCTGACGCTGGCGAACGAGACTATCAGCGATATGGAGGTGCGCCAGCGTGACGTTGCCGCCCTTGATGCAAGATATACAAAGGAGCTCGCTGATGCGAAAGCTGAGAATGATGCTTTGCGCGATGATGTCGCCGCTGGCCGTCGTCGCCTGCTCGTCAACGCCACCTGTCCCGCAGTGTCGACAGGTAAATCCACCTCCGCCGCCCGCGTGGATAATGCAGCCCGCCCCAGACTGGCAGACTCCGCTCAACGGGATTATTTCACCCTCAAAGAGCGAGTGACAACAATGCAAAAGCAACTGGAAGGGGCGCAGGACTATATCAGAACACAGTGCCTGAAATAATTTCCATCACATAGAAATTTGACAAGTGACTTTCATGAAAATGCCTCGTAATGCGGGGCGTTTTTATATCCGCAGTAAATGCGCTTCACACGCGCGACTTCTGAACACAGAACCTTTCAGGATGACCCTTGAGGATGCCGGTTTGGTGATCGGTGCCTTTCTGTGGGCCGGAATCCTGTGTGACAAGGTTCATCACTAAAAGGTGATCACTGATGAAGTACCCAACAGTTATTGTCAATGGTGTGTCCGTTCGTGTTGATGAGGACGGACGCTACAACTTAAACGATCTTCATGCAGCAGCAGTTGCAAATGGCGAGGCAACTGAATCTCAACGCCCCAGTAATTTTCTGAGGAGTGCACAGATTAAACGGTTCATTTCAGCACTAAAAGCCAAAGCTCAAAAAAGAGCTTTGAAAGAAATTCAACCACTTAAAGTAATAAAGGGTGGGGTTGATTCTGGTGTGTGGGGTGTTGAACTACTGGCAATCAGATATGCAGCATGGATTAAGCCGGAATTTGAAATCGAAGTTTATGAAGTTTTCAAAACGGTTGTCCGTCTCGGCGTTGGTGCCATGTCTCGTCTGAATAGAATCGATCACATCATCAACACGGAAACCAAAGCGATAAGCTAGTGCGCAAGTCAAATGGCTAAGTGGGGCGTTGGTGGGCGGAAAAGATTGCTTCACGTTGCTCGTGAGCGAGTAGTGAATGAAGTGCAAATGTATTTACCCGGCATGGTGTGATTACAGCCGGTTAATCCAGTTAGTACATTACAGCAGGCGTTCCCTGAGTGTCTGCGATGATGCTGTAGCTATCGGTTAAAATGTAACCCCTGAAAACAGGAGGCCGGAATGTCTGAACTAAACTACGAAGCAATTGGGCGCTGCAAAATACTCAACGAAAAAATAAAAGCGCTTCATGCTGAGCGGATGAAAGCTATAGGGGATTTACGATCATCCGTTTACTCCCTTCATCAGAAAGGGGATATTAATCGCGTCCCACCAGAACTCGTTGAGTTTGACCCACAATCTCTTACTGACCTTGTAGAGAAGGTCAGTCACTATGATAGTGAATTGATGAGAGCCGTGCACGAATATAACAACTGGTGTGCCGAAGCGGGTGAGAAGCCTGTAAAACTCATTAAGTTAGACTGACACTGAGAATTTAAACAAATTATTAGCCTCGCACTCGCGGGGCTTTTTACTGGAGTTTATATGCCACCACGAACACCTAAAGCCTGCCGTGTTCGCGGCTGTCGCAGTACAACAACAGATCCATCCGGATATTGTGAAAGTCACAGAAGCGAGGGCTGGAAACAATACAAGCCAGGACAATCCCGCCATCAGCGCGGTTATGGTACGAAGTGGGACGTTATCCGTGCGCGTGTACTGAAGCGTGATAAAGGTTTATGTCAGTTGTGCCTGCGTTCCGGTGTGGTACGTGAGGCGAAAACTGTCGACCATATTATTCCCAAAGCGCATGGCGGCACGGATACAGACAGTAATCTGCAAAGTCTGTGCTGGCCATGCCATAAGGCTAAGACAGCCCGTGAGCGTCTGAAGTGATAATAATTCTCAACTGTCTGAGGGAAGGGGCGGGTCAAATCCCTGTGACCTGACGTCTTCCGGACTGCCCGCCCCCTCGAATTTTTATACCCGCGAAAAATGAAATTTAACCAGGAGTGCCGCATATGGCTGGAACGGCGGGGCGTTCCGGGCGTCGCCCCAAGCCTACGGCGCGCAAGGAGCTGGCCGGGAACCCCGGAAAGCGAGCCCTGAATAAAGAAGAACCAGTATTCACACCAATAAATGGGGTTTCTCCTCCGGACTGGTTTAACGAAGAAGATATGCCTCTGGCATCAGTTATGTGGGAACTGACCACCAAAGAATTGTGTGGTCAGGGACTGCTGTGTGTTACGGATTTGGCTGTACTGGAGCGCTGGTGTGTCGCCTACGAGTTCTGGCGGAGAGCAGTAAAAAATATCGCAAAAGAAGGTAACACCATAACTGGCGCTATGGGGGGGAAAATAAAGAACCCTGAACTTACTGCCAAGAAAGAACAGGAATCGGAGATGAGTTCTACTGGTTCTATGCTGGGCCTTGACCCCAGTAGTCGACAGCGCCTTATTGGTCTGGCCGGACAGAAGAAAACATCTAACCCATTCCTGAAGATGATCAACTCATGAGCCGGAAATCATATCCCAACGTTAACGCCGCTAATCAGTATGCCCGCAACGTTGTGCGGGGAAAAATCACGGCATGTCAGTATGTCATTCAGGCCTGCCAGCGTCACATTGATGATATGGCGGCGGAGAAGAGTAAAAGGTTTCGGTACCGCTTTGATAAAGACATGGCTGAGAAAGCTGCAAAGTTTATTCAGTTACTTCCACATACAAAAGGTGAATGGGCGTTCAAACGTATGCTGATTACCCTGGAACCGTGGCAACTTTTCATCGTGTGCTGTGCCTTTGGCTGGGTACAGAAGGGAACAAAGCTTCGTCGTTTTCGTGAGGTCTACACAGAGATACCACGTAAGAACGGGAAATCGGCTATTTCAGCTGGTGTAGCTCTCTACTGTTTCACCTGTGATAACGAATTCGGTGCGGAAGTATACTCCGGCGCCACGACTGAAAAACAGGCGTGGGAGGTATTTCGTCCCGCGCGTCTGATGTGTAAGCGCACACCACTACTGGTGGAGGCATTCGGTATAGAGGTGAATGCCTCAAACCTGAACCGTCCGGAGGATGGTGCCCGCTTCGAGCCGTTGATCGGCAACCCCGGGGACGGGGCATCACCGCACTGCGCAATAGTTGACGAATACCACGAACACCCTACGGATGCGCTCTACACAACAATGCTTACAGGTATGGGCGCGCGCCGACAGCCGCTGATGTGGGCAATAACCACGGCGGGCTACAACATCGAGGGGCCGTGTTACGACAAGCGACGCGAAGTGATTGAGATGCTGAACGGATCGGTGCCGAACAACGAACTTTTTGGCGTGATTTACACGGTTGATGAAGGGGATGACTGGACAGATCCAAAAGTGCTGGAGAAAGCAAACCCGAACATTGGGGTGTCAGTATACCGTGACTTCCTTCTCAGTCAGCAACAGCGTGCTATTAACAATGCCCGCCATGCGGGTGTGTTCAAAACGAAGCATCTCAATGTATGGGTTGCCGCCCGCACAGCATTCTTTAATCTGGTTTCCTGGCAAAACTGTGAGGATAAGACGCTGACGCTGGAACTGTTTGAGGGTCAACCCTGCGTACTGGCGTTCGATCTGGCTCGTAAGCTGGACATGAACAGCATGGCGAGGTTATTTACCCGTGAAATAGACGGGAAAACGCATTTTTACAGCGTGGCGCCACGTTTCTGGGTGCCGTATGACACGGTCTACAGTGTTGAGAAAAATGAGGATCGCCGTACTGCGGAACGTTTTCAGAAATGGGTTGAAATGGGCTTTTTGACAGTAACTGATGGTGCGGAGGTGGATTACCGCTACATCCTTGAAGAGGCCAAAGCTGCGAACAAACTGAACCCGGTCAGCGAATCCCCCATTGATCCATTTGGTGCCACCGGGCTTTCACATGATCTAGCTGATGAAAACCTGAATCCCGTCACTATCATCCAGAATTACACCAACATGTCCGATCCGATGAAAGAACTGGAAGCGGCGATTGAATCGGGTCGCTTTCATCATGACGGCAATCCCATCATGACCTGGTGTATCGGCAACGTGGTCGGCAAAACCATTCCGGGTAACGATGACGTGGTGAAGCCTATTAAGGAGCAGGCGGAAAATAAAATCGATGGTGCAGTTGCACTGATTATGGCGGTTGGCAGAGCCATGCTGTACGAGAAAGAAGACACGCTGTCTGACCACATTGAGTCCTACGGGATCCGCTCGCTTTAACTGAGGTAATTATGATCATGCTGATTCTCGCGCCTCTGGTGGGCGTGCTGGGTGCGCTTTTGCTGGCGTATGGTGCCTGGCTGATTTATCCCCCGGCGGGTTTTGTTGTTGCCGGGGCGCTGTGCATGTTCTGGTCGTGGCTGGTGGCGCGATATCTCGACCGTACACAGCAGTCTGTCGGCGGAGGTAAATAGTGTTCTTTTCGGGATTATTTCAACGAAAAAGTGACGCGCCGGTGACCACGCCAGCAGAGCTGGCGGATGCTATCGGGCTGTCATACGACACCTATACCGGAAAGCAGATCAGCAGTCAGCGGGCCATGCGACTGACGGCGGTTTTTTCCTGCGTCAGAGTGCTGGCAGAGTCGGTCGGGATGTTGCCCTGCAACCTGTATCACCTGAACGGCAGCCTGAAACAGAGAGCCACTGGCGAACGTCTGCATAAGCTGATCTCCACGCATCCCAATGGCTATATGACGCCGCAGGAGTTCTGGGAGCTGGTGGTCACCTGTCTGTGCCTGCGGGGCAACTTTTATGCCTACAAAGTGAAAGCATTTGGCGAAGTGGCTGAACTGCTGCCCGTCGATCCCGGTTGCGTGGTGCCGAAGCTTAACAGTAGCTGGGAGCCGGTCTATCAGGTCACATTCCCGGATGGCTCCACGGATGTACTGAGCCAGGAGGATATCTGGCATGTGCGCACGCTGACGCTGGACGGACTGGTGGGGCTGAATCCCATCGCCTATGCCCGCGAGGCAATATCGCTGGCGGCAGCGACCGAAGAGCACGGGGCCAGACTGTTCAGCAATGGCGCGGTGACGTCGGGTGTGTTGCGTACAGAGCAGACGCTGTCGGATCAGGCTTATGAGCGCCTGAAGAAAGATTTTGAGGAGCGTCACACCGGGCTTGGTAATGCTCACCGCCCGATGATCCTTGAGATGGGGCTGGACTGGAAGTCGATGGCGCTGAACGCCGAGGACAGCCAGTTCCTGGAAACCCGCAAGTTTCAGCTTGAAGAAATCTGTCGTCTGTTCCGGGTGCCATTGCACATGGTGCAGAACACCGATCGCGCCACCTTCAACAATATTGAAGAGCTGGGGCTGGGATTTATCAACTATTCACTGGTGCCGTATCTGACCCGCATCGAACAGCGGATCAACACCGGACTGGTACGAAAAAGTAAGCAGGGCGTTTTTTACGCCAAATTTAACGCGGGGGCGTTACTGCGTGGGGATATGAAGTCCCGTTTTGAAGCCTATGCCACCGGGATCAACTGGGGGATTTACTCTCCCAATGACTGCCGCGACCTGGAAGATATGAATCCGCGTCCCGGTGGTGATGTCTATCTCACACCGATGAACATGACCACGAAACCCTCCGATGGCAGTAAAGCCGGTAAGCAGAAGGATAACGCCAATGCAGACGAAACAACGTCTTGATGTACCGCTGAGTCTTAAATCTGTAAGTGACTCCGGTGAGTTTGAAGGGTATGGCTCCGTCTTTGGTGTAAAGGACAGCCACGATGATGTGGTGATGTCCGGGGCATTTGCTGCTTCCCTGCGGGAGTGGAGTGACAGAAAAGCGTTACCTGCGCTGCTCTGGCAGCACCGCATGGATGAGCCCATCGGTGTTTACACCGAAATGAAGGAAGACGATGTCGGGCTTTACGTTAAGGGGCGATTGCTCATTGATGATGATCCCCTGGCAAAACGTGCACATGCACACATGAAGGCCGGTTCGTTAACCGGCCTTTCTATTGGGTACGTACTGAAAGACTGGGAATACGACCGGAGCAAAGAAGCCTTTCTGCTGAAAGAAATCGACCTCTGGGAAGTCAGTCTGGTGACGTTCCCGTCAAACGATGAGGCACGGATCAGCGACGTCAAGAACGCGCTGGCCCGCGGGGAAATCCCCGAACAGAAAAAAATCGAAAGAGTCCTGCGTGATGTCGGACTCTCCCGTACCCAGGCCAAAGCATTCATGGCCGGGGGCTATGGCGCACTGTCCCTGCGCGACGCTGAGGATGTGGGCTCTGCACTGAATGTACTGAAAAATCTGAACTTCTAATCAGGAGAAATACGATGGCGGTTGATATTAAAGATGTGGAACAGGTCGCGCAGGAACTGCAACAGAAGTTTGACGACTTCAAAGCAAAGAACGACAAGCGCGTTGAGGCGATTGAGCAGGAAAAGGGCAAGCTTGCCGGGCAGGTGGAAACCCTGAACGGGAAACTCAGCGAGCTGGAAAATCTCAAAAGCGACCTTGAAAAAGAGCTGCTTGAGCTGAAACGTCCGGCACGTGGAGCGCAAAACAAGGTGGCTGCAGAACATAAAGACGCTTTCGTCGGCTTTCTGCGTAAAGGCCGCGAAGACGGTCTGCGCGATCTGGAGCGTAAGGCGTTGCAGGTGGGCACTGATGAAGATGGTGGTTATGCCGTGCCGGAAGAGCTGGATCGCAGCATTCTCAGCCTGCTGAAAGATGAGGTGGTGATGCGCCAGGAGGCCACGGTGATCACCGTGGGCGGTTCCGACTATAAAAAACTGGTGAATCTGGGTGGTACGGCTTCCGGATGGGTCGGCGAAACTGACACGCGTTCCCAGACCGCTACTTCCAGGCTGGGACTGATTGAGCCTTTCATGGGGGAAATCTACGGCAACCCGCAGGCCACCCAGAAAATGCTGGATGATGCCTTCTTCAACGTGGAAGCCTGGATCAACAGTGAACTGGCGACCGAATTTGCCGAACAGGAGGAAATTGCCTTTACCACTGGTGACGGCACCAAGAAGCCGAAAGGGTTCCTGGCCTATGAATCCACCGAAGAGTCCGATAAGGCTCGTGCGTTCGGTAAACTTCAGCACATCGTATCCGGTGAAGCGACCGCGGTGACCGCTGATGCCATCATTAAGCTGATTTACACGCTGCGTAAGGCGCATCGTACCGGCGCGAAGTTCATGATGAACAACAACAGCCTGTTTGCCATCCGTCTGCTGAAAGATACCGAGGGTAACTATCTGTGGCGTCCGGGGCTGGAACTGGGACAGCCATCCTCACTGGCGGGTTACGGTATCGCTGAAAACGAACAGATGCCGGATATCGCCGCCGATGCGAAAGCCATTGCGTTTGGTAACTTCAAACGGGGTTACACCATCGTTGACCGTATCGGCACCCGCATCCTGCGCGACCCGTACACCAACAAACCGTTTGTCGGTTTTTATACCACCAAGCGCACCGGGGGTATGCTGGTCGATTCACAGGCTATCAAGCTGCTGAAAATCGCTGCGGCGTAATCACTGGTGGGGCGCTGAACGGCGCCCCTGTTCTGACAGGTGAGGGAATCATGATCCTGAAACAAGATCTCAAATGGTCGCCAGACGGTCTGCGTGTTGAAATCATTCGTGCCGGTGAACACGACGACAGGATACTCCCGGCCCGGGTGCAGGAGATTGCGCTTCAGACCGGGTTAGCAGAGTGCGAAACCAGTGCAAAAAGCAATAAAGCGGTGAAAGAGAAAAAATCCACGACCAGTCAAGAGGGCTGAGTATGCTTCTGAGCGTGGAAGAAATTAAAGCTCAACTCCGGCTGGATGAGGATTTTGAAGCCGATGAGCGTTACCTGCAACTGCTGGCCAGAGCGGTACAAAAGCGGACGGAGACGTATCTGAACCGGAAGCTCTATGCGCCGGATGAAACCATTCCGGACAGCGATCCTGACGGACTGCTCCTGCAGGATGATATCCGTCTGGGGATGTTGATGCTTATCAGTCATTTCTACGAAAACCGATCTTCCGTCACGGAAGTGGAAAAACTCGACATGCCACAGAGCTTTGGCTGGCTTGTCGGTCCATACAGGTACTTTCCACAATGAAAATTCGTCAGGCGCAGACCAGCGCCACATACCTTTTGCCCGACCCGGGCGAACTTGACCAGCGCATTGTTATCCGGCGGCGTGTCGATGTTCCGGCTGATGACTTTGGCGTAACGCCGACGTACCCGGAGCAGATCCGGACGTGGGCCAAAAAAGCGCAACCCGGTGCGGCAGCTTATCAGGGGTCTGTGCAGATAGAAAACAGGGTGACGCACTATTTCACCATCCGTTTTCGCCGCGGTATCACCGCCGATCATGAAGTGCTCCACGACGATATTTCTTATCGGGTTAAACGGGTCCGTGATCTGAACGGTAAACGCCGCTTTCTGTTGATCGAGTGCGAAGCGCTGGGTACCGATAACGGGAGTGACTATGCCGCAGAAAGCATATTTACACGTTGATTTCGTACAGCCGGAAGAACTGGTGTTTAACCGGGCGAGAATGCGACGGGCGTTCGTCAAAATTGGTCAGGTGCACATGCGTGATGCGCGGCGACTGGTCATGAAACGTGGCCGCTCGAAGCCAGGCGAAAACCCCTCGTACCGCACCGGCCAGCTGGCGCGTTCTATCGGCTACTACGTACCCCGTGCGTCAAAAAAACGTCCGGGGCTCATGGTGAAGATCGCGCCTAACCAGAAAAACGGCGAGGGCAACCGGCATATCAACGGTGCCTTTTACCCCGCCTTTCTGTTCTACGGTGTTCGCCGTGGGGCGAAACGTAAGAAAGGCCATCATCGCGGCGCATCAGGCGGCAGCGGCTGGCGTGTGGAACCACGTAACAACTACATGACTGAGGTTCTGGATAAACGCCGCAGCTGGACACGTTATGTGCTCTCCCGCGAATTGCGAAAATCACTCCGTCCTCAGCGAAGGAAGAAAAAATGAAATTAACCCCGATTATTGCGGCACTTCGCAGCCGTTGCCCTCGGTTTGAAAACCGTGTGGGTGGCGCAGCGCAGTTTAAAGCGATACCGGAGGCCGGAAAGCTCAGACTACCAGCCGCGTATGTTGTGCCAGCCGAAGACGTCACGGGTGAGCAGAAATCGCAGACCGACTACTGGCAGGATTTGACGGAGGGTTTTTCCGTCATCGTGGTACTCAGCAACGAACGGGATGAAAAAGGGCAGTGGGCTTCTTACGACGCAGTTCACGACGTCAGGCAGGAAATCTGGAAGGCGCTGCTGGGGTGGGAGCCGGATTCGCAGGTGCATGAAATTCAGTATGCGGGTGGGATGCTTCTCGATCTGAACCGCCACGAACTGTATTACCAGTTCGACTTCACGGTGAAGTATGAAATTACCGAAACAGACACCCGCCAGCAGGATGATCTGGACGGCCTGCCCGATCTTAAAACGCTCAGTATTGATGTTGATTTTATCGAACCCGGTACCGGGCCAGATGGCGACATCGAGCACCACACCGAAATTACATTTCAGGAATAAACCATGTTTGTGAAACCCGCAAAAGGGCGATCGGTTCCCGATCCGGCCCGTGGCGACCTTTTACCTGAAGGAGGTCGAAATGTTGATGAGAATAACTACTGGCTGCGCCGCGAGGCCGCTGGTGATGTCCGGCGCACGAATAAAAAGGTGAAAACAAATGGCGATTAGTTTTAATTCCATCCCGTCAGATACACGGGTTCCGCTGTTTTATGCCGAGATGGATAACTCGGCGGCAAATACCGCCCGGGACAGCGGGGCATCACTGCTGATTGGTCACGCCAGCAATGATGCGTCAATTGCCGTCAACAGTCTTGTTCTGGTGTCATCGGTTGATTATGCCCGTCAGATTTGCGGTGCCGGAAGCCAGCTGGCCCGTATGGTCGGGGCGTACCGTAAGACCGATCCATTTGGCGAACTGTATGTCATTGCCGTACCTGAATCCACAGGCGCGGCAGCAACCGTCGCTTTGACGGTAACTGGCGAAGCGACGGAAACCGGAACGGTGAATGTCTATACCGGCCGAACCCGCGTTCAGGCTCCCGTGACCAGCGGTGATGACGCTGCGGCGGTGGCTGTGAGCATTAAGGATGCGGTCAATGCAAACCCTGATCTTCCCTTTACGGCAACATCAGAAGCGGGGGTGGTGACACTGACTGCGCGCCACAAGGGGTTATATGGAAATGAAATTCCGGTCACTCTCAATTATTACGGCTTTGGCGGTGGGGAGGTGTTACCGGCGGGTGTGAATATTACGGTTGCCAGCGGCGTGAAGGGGGCTGGTGCGCCAGCTCTTAACGACGCGGTGGCAGCGATGGGAGATGAGCCGTTCGATTATATCGGCCTTCCGTTTAACGACACGGCATCGGTGAACTCGATGGCAACTGAAATGAATGATTCCAGCGGTCGCTGGAGTTATGTCCGGCAGTTGTATGGTCACGTTTATACGGCGAAGACGGGGACTCTGTCGGAGCTTGTGGCCGCGGGTGACCAGTTTAACCTGCAGCACATCACCCTGGCGGGCTATGAGAAAGACACCCAGACGCCTGCTGATGAACTGGCTGCAAGCCGTACTGCCCGTGCTGCGGTTTTTATCCGTAACGATCCGGCGCGCCCGACCCAGACCGGGGAGCTGGTGGACATGCTGCCGGCACCGAAAGGCAAACGTTTCACGACGACTGAACAGCAGACGTTACTTTCCCACGGTGTGGCAACGGCGTATGTGGAAAGCGGCGTGCTGCGTATTCAGCGGGATATCACGACGTACAGGAAAAATGCGTATGGTGTGGCGGATAACAGCTACCTTGACAGCGAGACGCTGCATACCAGTGCTTATGTGTTGCGCCGTCTGAAATCTGTTATTACCAGTAAATACGGGCGCCATAAACTTGCTAATGATGGTACGCGTTTCGGGTCTGGTCAGGCCATTGTCACGCCTGCCGTTATCCGTGGTGAGCTGGGATCAACATATCGCCAGATGGAGCGGGAAGGCATCGTGGAAAACTTCGATCTGTTCCAGCAACATCTGATAGTGGAGCGTAACGCGAACGATTCGAACCGCCTGGATGTGCTGTTTCCGCCTGATTATGTCAATCAGTTACGTGTGTTTGCAGTGCTTAACCAGTTCCGTCTGCAGTATAGCGAGGAGGCTGCATAATGGGAAAAATTGCGGGAACAACGTATTTCAAAATCGATGGACAGCAACTGTCGGTAACCGGAGGGATTGAAGTCCCCATGAACACCAAAGTTCGTGACGACGTGATTGGCCTGGATGGTTCCGTTGACTACAAGGAAACCAGCCGGGCACCGTATACGAAGGTGACCGCCAAAGTGCCGAAAAACTTCCCGGTCGATAAAATTACGTCTTCTGATGTTATGACCATCACATCAGAGCTGGCAAATGGTCAGGTGTATGTTCTCTCAAACGCCTGGCTGCACGGCGAAGCCAACCATAACCCGGAAGAGGGCACCGTGGATCTTGAGTTCCACGGTGAGGAGGGATTTTACCAGTGATAAAAGAACTTGTGCTCAAAAAGCCGATTATGGCGCATAACGAAAAGCTTCATGTGCTGGAGCTGCGCGAACCGTCCTACGATGAAATCGAAGCCATTGGTTTTCCGTTCACCGTTTCCGGTGACGGCGGCGTCCGGCTGGACAGTTCGGTTGCGCTGAAATATATCCCTGTGCTGGCAGGTATTCCACGCTCCTCGGCAGCGCAACTGGCAAAACTGGATATTTTCAAAGCCTGTATGTTGATCCTCAATTTTTTTACCCGGTCGGAGACGGAGGAGGACTCAGAAAGCGGGTCTACAACACCGCATACTTCTGGCGAATAAACCCCCTGGAGCTCCGGCGGGCGGCGATATCCGATTTTCTGGAGCTGGAGTTGGAGGCTGTCCGTATCAATGAGGAAATGAAGCATGGCTGACAGTTTCCAGTTAAAGGCCATTATCACTGCCGTTGACCAGTTATCGGGTCCGCTGAAAGGGATGCAGCGGGAACTGAAGGGATTTCAGAAAGAAATGGCCGGGCTGGCGATCGGTGCTGCTGCTGCCGGGACCGCTGTTCTTGGGGCGCTGGCGCTGCCCGTGAATGCTGCGATCGGCTTTGAGTCAAAAATGGCTGACATCCGGAAGGTGGTTGACGGCCTGGATGATAAAAAAGCATTCGCGCAGATGAGTGACGATATCCTGACGCTGTCCACACAGTTACCGATGGCGGCGGAGGGAATTGCAGAGATCGTGGCGGCGGGCGGGCAGGCAGGCATTGCCCGCGGCGATTTGATGCAGTTTGCGAACGACGCAGTGAAAATGGGTGTGGCGTTTGATACCACTGCCGAAGAGTCCGGTCAGATGATGGCGCAGTGGCGGACAGCGTTCAGACTGACGCAGGAAGACGTGGTTGTCCTGGCCGATAAAATCAACTATCTGGGGAATACCGGCCCGGCAAATGCGAAGAAAATTTCTGATATCGTGACGCGGATTGGTCCGCTTGGCGGTGTTGCCGGAGTGGCATCCGGCGAAATTGCCGCGATGGGCGCCACCATTGCCGGGATGGGGGTTGAATCGGAGATAGCCTCCACCGGCATCAAAAACTTCATGCTGTCGTTAACCGCAGGTAATTCGGCAACCAAAGCCCAGAAACAGGCTATGGCTTTCCTGAAGCTGAATCCCCGGAAACTCGCTGAGGATATGCAAAAGGATTCGCGCGGGGCCATGCTGAAGGTGCTGGACTCGCTCGCGAAAGTGCCAAAAGCTAAACAGGCCGCCGTCATGAATGCGCTGTTTGGCAAGGAGTCACTTAGCGCGATTGCCCCGCTGCTGACCAACCTGGATTTGTTACGCACCAATTTTGATCGTGTGGCTGATGCCCAGGAATATGGCGGCTCGATGCAGAAGGAATACGCATCCCGCGCGGCCACAACAGAAAACCAGCTGGTTCTGCTGAAAAACAGCGTCAATGCGATTTCGGTAACGCTGGGCGATACCTTCCTGCCCGCCATTAACGAAGCTGCAGAAGCGGTCATGCCTTACCTGGAGCAGCTCCGGACATTCGTTCGCGCGAATCCTGAACTGGTTCAGTCTGCGGCGAAGTTCGGCGCGGCGCTGCTGGCTGTTGGCGTATCCATTGGCAGCCTGTCCCGGGCTGTCAAAATCCTGAACAGTGTCATTAATCTCTCTCCGGCGAAAGTCGCCATTGCGGCGCTGGTGGCCGGCGCTATGCTGATCATTGAGAACTGGGACGATGTTGCTCCGGTGATTAAGGCGGTATGGCAGGAGGTCGATAACGTTGCGCAGGAGATGGGCGGATGGGAGACGGTGATTGAAGGGGTTGGTCTGGTTATGGCTGGTTCTTTTACCGTCAGGACCATTGGTGCCCTGCAGCAGTCCGTCCTGCTGGCCGGACGGCTTTCCGGTCTGCTGGGTAAAATTGGCCGGATGGGGGCCATGACGCTGACAATTGGCGTGGCGGTGTCACTCTTTAAAGAGCTTAAGGATCTGGAGCAGGGGGCAAAGGATGCGGGTATGGATGCTGGCGCATTCGCTGTACAGAAGCTGCAAACGAAGGAGCGTGAACGCGGGTATAACGGTTTTATTCCCAGACTCAAAGAGCTTCTTGGTATGGACACCCCGATTCCGCAGGGGCGTTATCAACCTTATGTGCCACTGACCCGGCGTTCTGGCGTACTCGAGCGAGCTGTCCCGCCATCAACGCAGCGCAGCGAACTCAAAGTGACATTTGAGAATGCACCACAAGGTATGCGTGTGACTGATATACCGAAATCCGGTAATCCATTGATGAACATCAGCCATGATGTGGGTTACTCACCCTTTCGTACATCACGATAAACCTGCTCCGGCAGGTTTTCTTATGGGGTAAATATGGCTTTTTTCTCCTCAACTGGCTGGCGCGGGCGCCTGCGTGATGCATCATTTCGTGGAGTGCCTTTCTCCGTTGAAGATGATGAAAGCACCTTTGGACGCCGCGTACAGGTACATGAATATCCGAACAGGGATAAGCCCTGGACGGAGGATTTAGGTCGCGCCACGCGCCGCCTGACGATAAATGCTTATCTTGTCGGTGATGATTACGCAGACAGGCGGGATCGTCTTATTGGTGCCATTGAAACCGCAGGCCCTGGTACGCTGGTCCATCCGCAGTATGGCGAAATGCAGGGCAGCATTGACGGACAGGTCAGGATCACTCACAGCAGTACAGAAGGGCGCATGTGTCGTGTCTCCTTTCAGTTTGTGGAAAGTGGGGAACTTTCTTTTCCGGTGGCAGGAATGGCAACGGCGAAGCGCCTGGAAACGTCAGGCGGGCTTTTCGACGATGCGATTGACAGTATGTTTTCCACATTCTCGTTGTCAGGTATTTCTGATTTTATCCAGAACGATGTCATTGCCGATGCAGCCTCCATGCTGGGCGATGTTGCCGATGCTTTCAGGATGGTTGACTCCGGCGTGTCTGCCGCAATGCGGCTGTTACAGGGGGATTTGTCTGTCATTCTGATGCCACCGGGCGCCGCAAGTGATTTCGTTAACGCACTGCAAAAAGCCTGGCGCTCAGGTGACAGGCTCAGGGGCAGTACATCGGATCTGGTCACGATGATAAAAACGATGTCAGGTATCACGCTTGATCCCGGTCTTTCCCCTCGAGGCACCTGGCCCACTGACTCCGGATCTGCTGCGAAACAGAAAATGCAACGCAATATGATCGCAGCCGCCATCAGGACAACAGCCATCAGCACAGCCGTCCACGCCGTGACAACACTGAAGCAGCCGCGTGATGTACCTGGTGTCCGGGGCGTAAATCAGCCTGCAGGAACAGGCCGTGACTCAGACATTATCACTGTCATGCACCCGGCGCTGGATGGTGTACAGACAGTCAGTAATGGCAGCTCTCCACCGAATTATGAGGATCTGAAAGCTATCCGGACCGCGCTCAATGCTGCGATTGACCAGGAGCAGTTGCGTATCCGGGATGATGTGCTTTTCCAGCAAATTTCCGTTATGCGGACGGATCTCAATCGCGATATTTCTGCACGACTGGCACAGGTTGAACGTACTGCATTGCGAACGCCTGATGATGTTCTGCCTGCACTGGTACTGGCTGCAGCCTGGTATGACGACGCCGGGCGGGAATCTGACATCCTCACTCGTAATCCCGTTCCCCATCCAGGATTTATCCCGGTTGAGCCGCTGAGGGTTCCGGTACGATGAATAATACGGTTTTTTTACGCGTCAACGGGCGTGACTGGGGAGGATGGACGTCAGTACGGATAAGTGCGGGCATTGACCGTATTGCCCGGGACTTTAATGTCTCGATCACCCGGCAGTGGCCTGGTGGAGAAGACGTACCGCCAGTAAAAAATGGTGACTCTGTTGAGGTACTCATTGGCGATGATTTAGTTATTACCGGCTGGGTTGAGGCGTTACCGCTACGTTATGATGCGCAGACCATTATGACGGGCATTGTCGGGCGCAGCAAAACGGCAGATCTTATCGACTGTTCTGCGTCGCCTGCACAGCATAACGGGGAAAATTTATTCCTGATCGCCAGCGCACTTGCCCGGCCATTCGGTGTGGACGTTGTTGATGCAGGCGCGCCGGCAGCCGCCGTTATTGAGGCTCAGCCGGAACATGGTGAAACGGTTGTGGACTGTCTGAACAGGCTGCTTGGACAGGCTCAGGCGCTGGCATATGACGACGAACGGGGACGGCTGGTTCTCGGCAGGCCGGGCAGTATGAAAGCAGCCACGGCACTGGTACTTGGCGAAAATATTCTTTCCTGTGATACCGAGCGTAGTGTTCGTGAGCGTTTCTCCAGTTATCTGGTTACGGGGCAGCGTCCTGGTACGGATGACGATTTCGGCGAGGCAACCATTGCTGCTATCCGGCAGAGTACTGGTGATGCAGGCGTCACGCGGTATCGTCCCCACACCATTCAGCAGTCAGGAACTGCCACAACTGACAGCTGCAAATCACGCTGTGAATTTGAAGCCCGTCAGCGTGCGGCGAAAACGCTGGAAACCACCTATACCGTACAGGGATGGAGACAGGGGAATGGCGAATTGTGGAAACCGAATCAGGCCGTGGTGGTGTATGACCCGCTGAACGGTTTTGACAATGAAACGCTGGTGATCGCCGAAGTGACGTACAGCCAGGACAATAACGGCACCCTGACCGAAATCCGGGTGGGGCCTGCGGATGCCTATCTTCCTGAACCATTCAGGCCGAAAGCGAAGAAAAAAGTCAGTGAGGAGGCAGATTTCTGATGGCTAACCATCCTCTTCAGAACATGATAACGCGCGCAGTCATTACCGCGATTGATACCGTCAGAAAATGCCAGACTGCCGGACTGAAACTTATTGCCGGTGAAAAAAAAGAGAATGTGGAGCATCTTGAACCTTACGGTTTCACCTCTGCAGCACAGAATGGCGCAGAAGCGGTGGTATTGTTTCCCGGCGGTGACCGTTCGCACGGAGTGGCTGTGGTTGTGGCTGACCGCCGCTTCAGACTGAAAGGGCTGGCGCGCGGGGAAGTCGCGCTATATGACGATCAGGGGCAGTCGGTCACATTAACCCGAGCCGGAATAGTGGTAAATGGCGGCGGAAAGCCAGTTATTTTCACGAATGCCACTAAAGCACGTTTTGAAATGCCGATCGAATCCACTGGCGATATCAGGGACAACTGTGACAGCAGTGGAAAAACGATGGCTGAAATGCGCACGACCTATAACGGTCATACCCATAAAGAAAATGGCGATGGCGGCGGTATAACCGATAAGCCTGGCCAACCCATGAGCTGACACCATGATCCTTTATGTTAATGGAATCCGTAAGGATGCCACGGCTTCGCTCGACTTTCTGACGCGGGCAGTGGTGATTTCTCTTTTTACCTGGCGCCGGGCGGAGCGGGATGACAGGACCCCACAGCCATACGGCTGGTGGGGGGACACCTGGCCTGCTGTTCAGAATGACCGCATCGGTTCCCGCCTCTACCTGCTGAAACGCCGCAAACTCACCAATAAAACGCCGCAGGATGCCCGCGAATACATGCAGCAGGCGCTGGCGTGGATGACAGACGATGGCGTGGCGGCACGTATTGATGTGACATCTGAACGCACAGGAACAGATACCCTGGCAGCTGGCGTGACGATATATCAGCGGGACGGGGTAATTCACAATATTACATTCGATGATATATGGAGCAAACTTAATGGCTGACAGTCAATTTGCACGTCCTGAACTTCCTCAGTTGATTGCTACCATTCGCAGCGATTTACTGACCCGTTTTCAGCAGGATGTTGTGTTACGTCGCATGGATGCCGAGGTTTACAGCCGGGTACAGGCTGCTGCCGTACATACGCTGTATGGTTATATCGATTATCTGGCCCGGAATATGCTGCCTGATATGTGTGATGAGGACTGGCTTTACCGTCACGCGAGGATTAAGCGTTGTCCCAGGAAAAATGCCGTATCTGCGAAGGGATTTGCACGCTGGGATGGTATTGCCGGAACGCCGGAGATCCCCGCGGGTACACAGATTCAGCGGGATGATCAGGTTACATTCACGACCCTGCAGACGGTGAAAGCTTCCGGCGGCCTGTTACGTGTGCCGGTTATTGCTGATGTGGCGGGAACTGCCGGTAATACTGACGATGGTACGGCGTTACGCCTTGGCACGCCGATTACTGGTATTCCTTCTACAGGTTACGCTGACACTCTGACCGGGGGGGGCTGATACAGAGGAGCCTGAAACGTGGCGCGCGCGCGTCATGGAACGCTATTACTGGATACCACAGGGGGGCGCTGATCCTGATTACGTCATCTGGGCAAAGGAAATCGCGGGAATAACCCGTGCGTGGACATTCCGCCATTATAAGGGGACCGGCACCGTTGGTGTGATGGTGGCTACCAGTAACCCGGTGAATCCGGCTCCTGACGACGATCTCGTTAAGGCTGTACGTGACCATATTTTGCCGCTGGCACCTGTTGCTGGCGGCGGACTCTTTGTTTTCGCTGCCACTGAAAAAAGCATTCCGGTAACAGTCGCACTGGCCAAAGATACCCCGGAAATTCGTACTGCCATTATTGCGGAGCTAAATGCGCTGATGCTGCGTGATGGCGCGCCGTCCGGAAAAATTTATGTTTCGCGAATCAGCGAGGCGATAAGTCTGGCGACCGGGGAAGTGGCACATCAGCTGCGTGTGCCGGCGGCAGATGTGGTGCTGGGAAAAACTGAACTTCCTGTCCTGGGGAATATAACCTGGGCCACCTATACCGGGGAGAACGGATAACTATGGCATTACAGGACGAATATACGCAGTTACTTTATCACCTTCTGCCGGAAGGGCCTGCCTGGGACGGAGAAAACCCACTGATTGAAGGGCTGGCGCCGTCGCTGAACCGGGTACATCAGAGAGCGGATGAACTGATGGCTGAAATTGATCCGGCCAGAACCACAGAACTGATAGACCGTTATGAACAGCTGTATGGCCTGCCTGATTCCTGTGCACCGGAAGGCGTTCAGACATTACAGCAGCGCCAGCAACGGCTGGATGCAAAGGCAAATGTTGCTGGCGGTATAAACGAGAGGTTTTATCGGGAACAGCTTGATGCGTTGGGGTATACCGCTGCCACCATTGAGCAGTTTCAGAATCTCGACAGCACACCCGATCCTGAATGGGGGGAATTCTGGCGTTACTACTGGCGTGTGAATATTCCGGCTGATGCGAACATCAGCTGGCAGACCTGTACAAGCACCTGCGACTCTGCGATCAGAACGTGGGGCGATACTGTTGCTGAATGTGTGATTGATAAGCTTTGTCCGTCACATACGGTTGTTGTTTTTGCTTATCCGGAAGGAAAAGAGAATGCACAGAATTGATACGCCCACCGCGCAAAAAGATAAATTTGGTCAGGGAAAAAACGGATTTACGAATGGTGATCCCGCCACGGGCCGCCGCGCAACGGATCTCAACAGTGATATGTGGGATGCAGTCCAGGAAGAGGTCTGTACTGTTATTGAAGCCGCCGGCATACCACTCAGTAAAGGCGAACATACGCAGCTTCACGCCGCCATTGGCAGGCTGATCGATGAACAGGTTAAAACCCGTCTTGAAAAAAATCAGAATGGCGCGGACATCCCGAATAAGCCGCTGTTTCTCCAGAACGT